GGTAAAGTTGTTAAAGTAAACTTTGGACATGGTGGAACATCCGCAGCAGCTAAAGGTGAAAAAACAATGAGAATAAGAAAATCTAACCCAAAAGCGAGAAAATCGTTTAGAGCTAGACATAATTGTGATAATCCAGGACCTAGAACAAAAGCAAGATACTGGTCTTGTAGAAAATGGTAATATAAAATAATATGGCAGATACTTCATTTTACGGCAGGTTAAAGAAATTATTTTCAACAGCGGTTATCGTAAGAAATCAAGGTGGAAAGTTAAAGGTAATTGATTACGATGAAACACAGGCAATAGCTACCAATCTTAGAGATAGGTATATGAGATTGCATTCATCAGCAATGAACAATACATTTGAAAACTATTTGGCTTATCAACAAATAAGACAAGAGTTATTTAGAGATTATGATTCAATGGACCAGGATCCAATCATCACATCGGCATTAGACATATATGCAGACGAATCAACGAGTAGAAATGAATATGGTAGAGTTATTGAAATAAAAACCAATAATGACCATATTAAAGATATCTTAACTAACTTATTCTATGATGTAGTAAATGTAGAATTCAATTTATGGCCTTGGGTTAGAAATATGGTTAAGTATGGTGATTTCTTTTTACATTTAGAGATTGCAGAAAACTTAGGTATAGTAGGGGTTCAACCATTATCGGCATATGAAATTACGAGAGTAGAAGGATTTGACCCAAACAATTGGCAAGCCGTAAAGTTTGTTCATACTCCATTAGCAACTAAATCATTATTCATAGCAGGACAAAAAACTGAATATGAAAACTATGAGATTGCTCACTTCCGTTTATTATCAGATACAAACTTCTTACCTTATGGAAAATCACTATTAGAAGGTGCTAGAAGATTATGGAAACAAATATCATTGATGGAAGATGCAATGATTATTCATAGAATTGTAAGAGCTCCTCAAAAAAGAATATTCAAAATTGATGTAGGTGGTATTGCTCCAAATGAAGTAGACCAATACATTCAAAGAATTATAAACAAATCAAAGAAAACTCCATATGTGAACGCAGATACAGGTGAGTATAACTTAAAGTATAATGTTCAAAACTTAATGGAAGATTTCTATTTACCGGTTAGAGGTAATGATAGTGGTACTGAAATTACAAACTTAGATGGGTTAGAGTACGCACCAATTGAAGATATAGATTACTTAAAGAATAAGATGTTTGCAGCATTAAAGATACCTAAACAACATTTAGGTTACTTAGAAGATGGAAACTCTAAAGCTACATTAGCAGCAATGGATATGAGATTTGCAAAAACTATCGAAAGATTACAAAGAATTGTAGTTGATGGGTTAGAAAAGATTGCAATTGCTCACTTATACTCACAAGGTATTGATGATAGTGAATTAACAAACTTTGAATTAGAATTAACATTACCATCATTAATATACGAACAAGAGAAAGTTAATCTTTGGACAATGAAAATGGAATTGATTCAAAAAATGGACCAATTAAAAGTAATTTCTAAAGAATGGATGTATAAAAATATACTTAATTTCAGTTACGAAGAAGCAGCTTTACAAGTTGAGGGATTAAAGAAAGATGCAATGCTTACTTTTAAACTTACCAATTTAGAAACAACTGGTACTGAAAAACCACAAGACCAACAAGGTATGATGGGTCAACAACCACCATTAGGAAGTGATGAAAATGGACAACCTATGGATACAGATGAACCACCAATTGAAGGTGACGAACAACCACAGGAAGAACCAACACCAAACGGCGAACCATTAAATGTTGAAGACCAAATCCAAAAATTAAAAGCACAATTGGGTGGTGAGGATACGGAAGAAGAACCACAACAAGAAGCTAAGTTAGCAGGTAGACCTAAAGAATATTCAACACGTGGTAAAGATAAATCTCCATTTGGTAGAGATGTAACTGGTAGTAAAGACTTAAAAAATCAATATAAAAACGAAAGTTTTATAGATATGTTAAAGAAAAACATAACTAAAGGTGGTTCAAAGATAATAAATGAAGGAAAATCTATGTTAGATGAACAAAATATCATAGAAAACTAATTCTTATTATAACACCTTATATTTATAAATGGAATAATGTATATAAATGAGACAAATTAAACATTCAAAATTCAGAAATACCGGCTTTTTATTTGAATTGCTAGTAAGACAAGTAACCTCTGATATCCTTAACAATAGAAAGGGTATAGCAGAAGGATTATTAAAAAAATACTTTAATTCAAAGACTGAATTGTCTAATGAGTTGAAATTATATCAATTTATTGTATCGGAAAGATATAATAGTGAAAATAGAGCAGAACGCTTTGTTGATGCTGTGGTAGAAAGTAGAGCTAAATTAGATGAAAAGAAAATCTTAAAAGAAAAATATAATTTAATTAAAGAAATTAAAGATAATTACGCAATTGAAGATTTTTTACGTTCTCAAATACCTAACTACAAAGTGTTAGCATCAGTATATAAAATATTTGAATACAAAGTAAATGTTGACCAAAACTACGACCCTAAAGATTTCGTAAATACAAAATATACATTAGTTGAACATTTAATTGGTAAAACACCATCAAATAAAACATTAGCAGAAACTACAATACATACAGATTTAAAGAAAGAAGATAAAGAAATTCAATTACTTTCTTATAAAATGTTAGTAGATAGTTTTAATAAAAAATATAATAATCTTAATGATAAACAAAAAAGTTTATTAAAAGAATATATAAACTCTTACACTAACTCTGATAATTTAAAAAACCATGTAGTTGGTGAAGTTAAATCGTTAATAAAAGAATTCAAAAGAATTTCTTCTAAAATTAATGATAAGGTTACAAAAATCAAATTAGCAGAAACAATGAATCAGTTATCAAAAATTGGTAATTCACAAAAAATAAAAGACAATCATATCACATCTTTGATTATGTGTTATGAATTGGAAAAGGAATTGAGCGATGTTCAAAAAGGAATTATCTAACGAAGATATCAGTAAATTAAAAGAAACGATTCGTACTAAACTCAGAGAAAAAAAAATCGAAGAGGAAAATACTACGGCATCGGCTGATGGATACAATACACCATTTGCATTTGGTAAAGATACTAAGGGTGATATCAAACGTAAAGTTAAATCATCAGGTGAAGGATTTGAATTTGCTAAGAGTATAGATGAAAATCGTTGGTTAGATTTAAAAAGAGATGAAACAAGAACTCCATCTCAAAAAGTATCACATGGTATTAGAGAAGTTAAAAATCAATTAGCAGAAATTGAAAGATTTGTTAATTGGTATAATAGATTAAGAAGTGAAAACAATTTAGGTAAAAATGACTTCTTTAAAAGAACCAATACAAACATTTACAGAATTAAAGAAAGAATCATTAAAATTGCAAGTTCTATACAAGAAATAGATAAAGCAGAAAGTGAAACTAACATTGAAGAAGTTGAAGGTACAAAACCTATGGCTTTGGATAAATATGTAGTTACTGCAACTCCAAAAGGTGCAAGTAAAAATGCAGATAGAAGAACAATAACAAAACCAGCTCCGAAAAACTCAGCACAATCACAATTAAAGAGTTTAACAAAAATGGATAAATATCAATCAGTAAGATTAAAAAAAGCATAATAATATGAAATTATCAGGATTAGTACCGATGCAAGCATTGGGAATGGCTTCAAGAAGTCATAAATTAGTTAAAGAAGAAGAATCAGTTTGCCCGAAATGTGGTAAAGCAGTTTGTGAATGTGGTATGGGTGAAGAATCCGAACCAACTAATGTAGCAAACGGATTACCTCAAACACAAGGTGATGATAAAATTCAATTAAGTAGAGAGCATTTCAAAAACATCGTAAGAGAAGTAATGAAAGAAGAATCTGAATATCAGAGAATCTTTCAAAAAATGCTAAGTAAGTTTGGTGTTAATTCTCCAGCTGATTTAAGTGATGAACAAAAGAAAAAATTCTTTACTTTAGTTAAGGGTATTCAAACTGAATTAAAAGAAAGAATGAAAATCAAAGAAGCTGAATTAAGTGGTGGACAAAAGAAATTAGATGTAGATGGTGATGGTGAAATCGAAGGTTCTGATTTAGCTAAATTAAGAAGTAAGAACGAATCTAAAAAAAGAAAATAATTAGAGAGGATATTTGTATGTTATTGAAAAGAGGTGATAATAACGAAAGTGTAAAACAACTACAAACTAAATTAGGTTTAGAGCCAATAGGAAACTATGGTCCTAAAACTGAGGAAGCAGTAAAAGCATTTCAATCAAAGAATGGTTTAACAGCAGATGGTATTGTAGGAAACGGAACTTGGAATAAAATTATGGGTATTACGGAAGCAGTAGCTCCGGTAACACCTGCAGTAGTATCAACACCAACTCCGGTAGCAAATACAACTGGTTTAAAGTTAGATACATTAAAAGGACATATTCCGGATAGTGTTATAGCAATGATACCTGAAGTAGCATCTAAGTTTGAAATCAACACTCCATTGAGATTGGCACATTTCTTAGCACAATGTGGACATGAAAGTGGTGGGTTCAAATTAACAAAAGAAAATCTAAACTATTCAGCTAAAGGGTTGAATGGTATCTTTAAAAAATATTTCCCAACATTAGAGTCAGCAGTTCCATACGAAAGAAAACCAGAGAAAATCGCCAACAAAGTATATGGTGGTAGAATGGGTAATGGTGCAGAAGCAAGTGGTGAAGGTTGGAAGTTTCATGGTAGAGGATTTATACAATTAACAGGAAAAGAAAATTATACAGCATTCACTAAATCAATTGGTGAAGATTGTATTGCAAACCCTGATTTGGTAGCAAGTAAATATGCATTAGCTTCAGCAGCTTGGTTCTTCAATAAAAATGGATTACACAAAATGGCTGATGGTGGTGCAAATGATGCAGTAGTAACATCAATCACAAAAAGAGTAAATGGTGGAACTATCGGATTACCTGATAGAATCAAACATTTCAACGAATATTATAAATTATTAACATAGTATGGCTCATATTAAATTAAGAGATTTATTAAACGAATTTTTTGTACCGTTTATTGCTTCACCTAAGCGTAGAGAAAAACCTGCCGAAAAAGCAAAAAGACTTGCATTAGTAAAAAAGAATAAAGAGTTAAGAGATAAGTTTGAAAAATTGAAAGTAGTAAACTCTGAAACAGGAAACGAAATATCTGTAAAAACAGCTATGGGATATCCAGCAACACATCCTGCTAGAAAAGCAGCTATGACATTGGCAACTAAAAGTGGACTTAAAGGATATCAATATGATATGGATAATTTTTACAAAGATAGAAAAAAAGAATATGATAAATTAAAAGTGGATTATCAAAAAAGTAAAGATGAAAAAGGATTAAAAGGATTGTTAAATAAAATAAATATTTTTAATAAACATAAAAATCCAGATGATGATAATTATTGGAATGGTATGCAAAAACAATTTAAGTATTTAAGTAACGATGATAACCACGAAATAAATTAAAAAATAAGATGAAACCATTATTAATAGAACATACCTTATTTGAAGGAAAGATTAGTGAAGACCAAAACGGAAAGTTTTTGGTTAAGGGCGTTTTACAAAGAGCAGATGCACCTAATCAGAACAATCGTATATACCCTATGGCAATCTTAATGAGAGAGGCAAAGAAGTACGATGTATTGATTAATGAAAGAAGAGCTTTAGGAGAATTAGACCATCCAGAATCGACTATAATCAACCTTAAAAACGTTTCTCATAATATTGTAGAAATGCATTTTGATGGTACTGATTTAGTTGGGACAGTAGAAGTATTATCTACACCATCTGGAAACATCTTAAAAGAATTATTCAAAAACAATATTCGTTTAGGTATTAGTAGTAGAGGATTAGGTTCAGTTAAACCAATGAGAAATGACCAGGTAATGGTACAAGAAGATTTTGAATTGATTGGATTTGATTTCGTTTCTAACCCTTCAACACATGGAGCATTCTTAACTCCGGTAAACGAAGGTGTAAGTAGAGAAATAGATGAGTGTGGTAGATTTTGTAAGGCACAAGATTTAATGAGACAAATTATAGAGGAGTTAAACTAATGATAAAGTTAAAAGATTTATTAGGGGAAGCATACAATCCAGCAGAAGCATTCAACAAAAAGGTTAGTAAAATGACCGATAGAAATGAACATAGTGAAGCGGCAGTTGAATTGGCAATCTATATGGATGATAGAGATGCAGTTAATAAATTAAACCAAATCAAAAAAGACCACATTAAAAATGGTTCAATAACTCCAGCTGACCAAAAGAAAAGAGATGAAATGGTTGATAAGTTATTAAAGAAAGCAAAGAAAGAATTATCCGAAAAGGACTATAAGTTAATCAATAGTTCATTTTAATATATTTATAATAGTATGATAAAGTTAAAAAAATTAATGGGTGAAGATAAGCAACAACAATCACCTATGCACAACGAAGCAAGAAGACATTTCTTAGAGGTGATTTCTACCTATAAAGCATTTGGTAGAAAATTACAAGCTGAACATGATTTAGCAGAAATTGCAAATACATTGGGTGGTATCGTAGATGCTGCAACAACATTCGCAGTAAAAGAAAGTGGAAATAACTTTGATCCTGCAACGGTTAAACGTAATATGGGTGATTTAGGAAAGTTATCTGCACAATTCGAAAAGAGTGCATTAGAAGCAAAACAATTACAACAAAGAATGAGTTCTCTATATGAAGATATGGGACACGTTTTAGGTAGATATTTTGATATGCAAGAAATTAGTGATGAAGATGCTGATTTTAGATTAGGTAAGAGACCTCCTAAGATGGAACAATCATCTAAGTTAAATGCATTAATGCCACAAAACGTTAGTGAAGACCAGGGACCGTGTTGGAAAGGATATAAACAAATTGGAATGAAGGATAAGGGTGGTAGACAAGTTCCTAATTGTGTTCCTAACGAATCAGTAGTAAAAGAAAGCAAATCAGATTGTGGATGTAATGAGCAACACGATTGTGGTTGTGGTGGACATCATAAACACTAATATAAGTTACAAACAAAAATAAAGAATGATTATTATCGACAACGTAAATAACGACAATTTACAAAAAGCATTAAAGACCTTAAAAAAGAAATGGCAGGATTCTAAGACGGTTGAGCAACTAAGAGATAGAAAATATTTCACAAAACCTTCTGCTAAAAAAAGAGTTCAAAAAGAAGCGGCAGTTAGAAAACAATTAAGAACATCTAAAAACGCAATTGAATTCCTAAATTTAAAACAAATTCCGAAAAAATTCATCGGACTTTAATCGTTTTCTATAAAAAGTATATATGTATATTATATATTCTACATAATGTAGAATTTATTTTATTAAAGATACTCGATGAATACTCTATCTCATATAGAGTTCCGAAAGAATATCAAAATTCTATTTAAGCCGCCTAATCCTATAATGGCTTAACAAATCAAAAGGACATAAAGAAATGGCAAGTTCAAAATTATTGAAAGAAGCAATCGCTGATGCTAAAGCTGTTCGCGAAACTGCCTTGGCTAATGCTAAGATTCAGTTAGAGGAAGCATTTACACCAAGATTGAAGTCTATGCTATCTCAGAAATTAAGAGCCGAAGCTGAAGACAAAGAATCTGAAGAAGATGAAATGAAAGAAGTTTATGGTGAAGATGATGAGAAAGAAGAAGACAAAATGGAAGAAGATTACAACTCTTCTAACATTGGTGCTGGTACTGGTGGTACAACATCAGGACAGAACAACAAAAAACCAACTGAACACAACGCTGGTGCAGAAGACAAATTAGGTGCAGCAGATGTTACATCAACTTCTAAAAAACCAGAAGCTGAAGTAGAAGATTACACATTTGAAAAATCTATTACAGAAGAAAATGGTGAAGATGGAGAAGATTTAACAGCAAACACTAATCCATTTGCAAAAGAAGAAGGTGCAGAAGATGAATTCGGTGGACAAGACGACCAACAATCATTTGATGGTAACAATGATGACCAACAATCAGAAGATGACTTAGATTTAGAAGCAATCATTAAAGAGTTGGAAGACGAATTACATGGTGGTTCTGATGATATGGAATCAGAAGATGATTACAATGCAATGGGACACGATGATGTTCAAGCTGAAGCAGCTGATGAAGTTGATACAGTAATGAATGCAGATGAACCAGATGCAGTTATTGCTCAAAACGAAAGTGATGACAATGATGAAGATGACAAAGACGATATGAATATCGAAGAAATCATCAAAGAGTTAGAAGATGAAGAAAAAGCAGAAGAAGATGAAAAAGAGAAAGTAGAAGAATCAAAAAGATTGAAGAAAGAATTAGCAGAAGCTATTTCAGTAATCAAATCATTGAAATCTACAATCAATGAAGTAAACTTATTGAACGCTAAATTATTATTCTCTAATAAATTATTTAGAAGTTATAACTTAACTAACGAACAAAAATCAAAAGTAATTGATTCTTTAGATAGAACAAATACAGTTAGAGAAGTTAAACTTGTTTACTCAACATTAGCTGAATCTATGAAATTTGCAACTAACTCTCCAAAAAAGAGTGCTAAGCCTATGGCTGAAGGAGCAAGCAGAGTTCAGACTAGTACAAAACCAACAGCTCAAAAAGAAATCGTTAGTGAAGGTACAACTTACGCAAACAGATTCAAAGAGTTAGCTGGAATTTTAAAATAACAAAAACAAAATAAGGAAAAAACAAAATGGCAAATTTTGATTTATCGAAACTTATGGAAGGCAAAAACCCAACATCTATTATGCTTGAGCAGACTAGAGGATTAAAATCTAAGTGGGAAAAAACTGGTCTTTTAGAAGGAATAGACAACAAACCTCAACAACACGCAATGGCTGTGTTACTTGAAAACCAAGCAAAACAATTGCTTGATGAAGCAACTGGAACAGGTACAGCTGCTGGTTCTGAAGAATGGAGTGGCGTAGCTCTTCCATTAGTAAGAAGAATTTTTGGTGAAATCGCTGCGAAAGAATTCGTAAGTGTTCAACCAATGAACTTACCATCAGGTTTGATTTTCTACATGGATTTCAAATATGGTACAACAACTAACGGATTTACTGCAGGTGATTCTATCTATGGTAATTCTGGAACAGTAGGTAAAGATTCTTTATCTCCGGCTGGTAACAAATTAGGTTCTACACAATTTGCAAGCGGTGGTTTGTATGGTGCTGGAAGATTTGGTTACACAGTTAATGATGCAGCATCTTCATCTGCAGCTGGTTTATGGTCAACATCATCAGTATCTTTCTCTGATGTAAACTTTGATAGTAACTTTGTTGCTACTGGTTCATATAAGAAAGTAACTGTTGGTATTCCTTCAGATGCTGATTATAATGCAGTTAAAGCATTTTCAATTGCTGGTGCACAAATCACTGGTACAACTTATCCTCAATTTACAGCTATTAGTAGTACAAATGTAACTTTCATCACAAGTGCAATTACCGGTTATTTAACTGGTTCATTAGTGCTTAACTATGAAAAACAACCAACTGCAGCTAATAGAGGTGATTATGAAGATAGAGACGCAAATAGATTAAATGATGTAGGAGATAGTGCGGGTAATTTAAATATCCCTCAAGTTGACTTAGAATTGAAATCTGAAGCAATCGTTGCTAAGACAAGAAAATTAAAAGCAGTTTGGACTCCTGAGTTAGCTCAAGATTTAAACGCTTATCATTCAATTGATGCTGAAGCTGAATTAACTTCTATGTTATCTGAGTACATCTCTTTAGAGATTGATTTAGAAATCTTAGATATGTTAAAAGCTAACGCTTTAACAACTGAATATTGGTCTTTAAAAGTTGGATATGAGTGGAATGGTACTAATAATTTTGTAAGTGATGATAGTGTAGCTGCAGCTTCTGCATATACAAGAAACACTTGGTTTCAAACTTTAGGTACTAAATTAAACAAAGTATCTAACAAAATTCACCAATTGACTATGAGAGGTGGTGCAAACTTTTTAGTAGCATCTCCTGACGTATGTACAATCTTAGAATCAATTCCAGCGTTCTCTGTATCTGCTGATAAAGATGCTAAGCAATTTGCAGCTGGTGTAACTCAAGTAGGTTCTATTGCAAACAGATACACTGTTTACAAAAACCCTTACATGACTGAAAACGTAATCTTAATGGGTTACAAAGGAAATAACTTCTTGGAAACTGGTGCCGTTTACGCTCCATACGTTCCATTGATTTTAACTCCATTAGTTTATGATCCAGATAACTTCACACCAAGAAGAGGTGTTATGACTAGATACGCTAAGAAACTAGTTAGACCTGAATTCTTCGGTAAAGTTGTAATCGGTGACTTGAACTTATTATAATCTTTAGGAAAATAATAAAAATAGGAAAGGGGGTAGAAATACCTCCTTTTTTATGTCGTATATATTTATATAAAAGTTCCAATGGATAAAATTTATATAGTTACAGCTGGAGACTCATTTACAGATTCACATATGCCATTTATTAGTAGTAATGATATTAATACTTATTTAGGATTACATGATAAATTAACAAAACCAATAGAAATGTGTTCAGTTGATTATTCAATGAAATATCAATACTTTTTAATCAATGAATTATATGAAAGTGGTGTTAATTTTGATTATTATAATGTAGGTAGAGGGTCAGCCGGAAATCATGTAATCACACACAATTATAGAAAAAAAATACAATCACTATTAGATAAAGGAGTTAACCCAAAAAATATTTATGGAACAATTCAATTAAGTGGATTAGTTAGACAAACTGACCCATTATACGATGTTGAATTTGATTTACCAAATGTAGATGGCGCAGAATGAGATTATATAAATCATATGAATCCAACAATTTCTACATACAAAAATGTATTAGAAGCACATATATCAAATATAGAAAACATAATTCAATGGAACAAAGATAAAGGAATAGAACATTTTAATATGTTTTTTGGTTGGGCTGTTTATTATGAAGATGAATTACAAGAATATGGATTAAAAGAAAGATTTGATGCAATTGATAAAAATTATTTCTTTAGATACGAATATAAAGAATCAATTGATGTAACAACTCAAACTTGTGTTGGAACTAAAAAAATATTAAAAAAAATATTTGGTATAAAAGAAAAGTATGTAATAGCAGCTGACAAATATGGCGGAATGACCGAAATTGTAAGAGATAATGTAAATGAAGAAGATTATTTTTATATTGCAAAATGGGATCCACATTTAAATACATTCGGTAATTACACCTTTTATAAAAATTATTATAGAAAATTATTTGAAAATTGGAATATAATAACATCAGAAAATTTTATAGAAAATGTTCATTTAAAATGGGAAACATTTAAAAGAATATTTAAGGTAAACAATGAATGTTTTTTAGATAGCTATACTAATAATTTTAATAAATTACCACAGAATGAATATGAAGTAGAAAAAACAAAGAGAAAAGAGTATTATTATAAAAAATATTTTACTAATCTAATTTAATAGATATTTATACAAAAGGAAAGTAATGGCATCAGATTTAGTAACTAATATTAATTGGCCTGGAAGTTCACAATTCATCTCCGGTACATCAACACCATTCGGATTGTATGATAATGAACCAATATTCCAAGACCACGCCGATAAAGTAAATGATTGGGTAGCTAAGAGATTAGGATATCCCGTTCAGAACGTAGAATTATTACCAGAAAATATATATGCAGTATTTGAAGAATCAATTTCAGAATACTCTGCACAGGTAAACGCATTTAATATTCGTAATAACCTATATAATATGTTAGGACACGATAATAGTAATAGTTTAACAAATACTTACATTGAAGGTGGAAACACAACACAAATAGTTACTATTGCAAACTCATATGGTTCAGAAATTGGATTAGGGCCGGGTGCAACTGTTTACAAAGGACACGTTCAATTACATAATGGCGTTCAACGATATGATTTAAAAAACCTATCACCGGTATCAGAAAGTTTAGTAAATGCAAGTGGACAAGTATTTGCATCAATACCAAAAGGTGAATTAGAAAGTGGTTCTCATTATGGTGAAAATATTACAATTACAAGAATATACTATACTGGAGTTCCAGCTATTAGTAGATTCTTTGACCCTTACGCAGTTTCGGCAATAGGAACATTGAATATAATGGATGAGTTTGGATTTAGTTCATTCTCGCCGGCAGCACAATTTATCTTAATGCCAATTTATGAAGATTTGTTAAGAATACAAGCAATTGAATTTAATGACCAGGTTCGTAGAAGTGCATATACTTTTAATTTGGTAAACAATGTATTAGAAATATTCCCAATTCCTGGTTCATCAACATACAATCCAACCCTTTTGTGGTTTGAATATGTAATTACCGATGAAAGAATTGAGGCAAGTATGATTCATAAGCCAAATGTAATTAGTAGTTATGCAAATATCAATTACGATAATATGACATATACGTCTATTAATTCAGTTGGTAAACAATGGATTTGGAAATATACCTTAGCATTAGCAAAAGAATTATTAGGTGGTATTAGAGAGAAGTATGCAAGTATTCCAATTCCAGAAGGTGAGATTTCATTAGATGGTGCAAGTTTAAGAGCAGAAGCACAAAATGATAAGGATAGATTATACGAACAATTAAGACAAGATTTAGAAGAACTTAGTAGACCAAAACAAATGGAATACAAAGCACAGGAAGCTGAGCAAGTTCAAAAGATGTTAAAGAATATTCCATTACCATTTTATATAGGATAAGCAGATGCCGCGTTTCATAGGAACAAAAGATTATAATTTCTTTCAAAACATAAGTAGAGAATTGGTAGATGCAGTGGTACAAACACAAGTCTTCTTATTCAAAATGATTACATATGAAAGTAAAACAAACTTATATGGTGAGTCTTTAGATAAGGCATACTATGAGGGTGTTTCTATATTTGGTATGGTAGAGTATGGAGATGAAAGGCAACAATACGATGGATTTGGACAAGATACAATGCAAGAAGTAACGTTTAGATTTAACCAGGATACTTGTATTGTAAAAGATGTAATGCCGGAAGTTGGTGATATTATATTATTTAATGAAGGTTATTATGAAATTACAAATACTAACCAAACACAATTAGTAGGTATGCAAGCCGAAAATAACTTTGGTATAGAGTGTATTACTTACTTAACAAGACGTTCTCAATTGAACATAGAACCAAGGAATGCATAATGGCAACAAATAATCCTTTAAGAAAACCACTTAATAGAGCAGAACAATTACCGAGAGCGGATGTAGAATCTCGTAGAGGTATTTCATTATATGATGTTGATAGTGCTATTTTCAATTATATGAATGATATTATTGTTCCTAAATTAAAAGTAGACAATGCAGAAATTAATGTACCGGTTATTTATGGTAATGCAGAAAGATGGAAATCGGCACAAGTAGATGGAGTATATAGAGATAAGAAAGGTAAAATTCAGTTACCACTTATTATGTTTAAAAGAACAACGGTTGCAAGAAACGAATCAATTCCAATGTTAAATAGACATGTTCATTACCCATCATACCAAAAATATTCTAAGAAAAACGTATATGATAAATTTTCTATACTAAATAATTTTAAACCAAGACAAGAAGTATATGATGTAACTATGCCAGATTATGTGGATATTAGTTATGAAGTAATGATATGGACAAACTTTACTGAACATATGAATACAATTGTAGAATCTTTCAAATGGGCAGCAGATGAATATTGGGGTGATAAAGATAAATTTAAATTCAAAGTAGAAATAGATTCGTTTGATAAAGTAATGGAAATGACAGATAATGCTGAAAGAATTATAAGAACTGAATTTACAATGTTAGCAAAAGCATATCTTATTCCTGAAAGATTTGATAACGAACCTACTACTAAAAAAAGTATTTCAACAAGAGCAATTATTACAACATTAGAAACTGATATGAGTGGTAAAGCAAGTGCAGATATTTCAACAAATGATTATAATGCAAATAAAATATTGTATGATTATTTGGAAATTAATAATACAAAAGCAAATACAAATCCAAGTGGGTATGCAGTTACATTTAGTGGATGTAAAATAATTCAACCACCAACTCAATTAGATGTAGTAGTAGAAGATACAATAAAAGTATATGTAAATGGTGTTAAATATTCTAAAAATTATTATGATTTAACATCTACATCAACCACAATTACAATTACATTTAAAGTAGCAATGAACCCCGTTACACCATTAGATAACAATGATGAAGTACATATTGCGGGTAAATTTTTATTATTATAATGAGTGTATTACAAAACATATTACCCTATGTTAGTTTAATAAATAAAAAGTTGGATTATGTAAAAACAGATTCAACTTATTTTATTTTTGAGTTAAAAGGATATAAATTACCTAAAAATATAATAGATAAAAATAGTGGTAAAATATTAAAAGAAAGACAAGCAATTATTTTATTAGATATAAATCAACAAAGTATTGGGATGCATGATTATATCGTAGCAGATTATGGTGATAGTGTAAGATTCAAATTACCTATTTCTAATTTTCCATATACATTAAGTGGAAACGATATCTTACAAGTAACAGGAACTTTTGGTAAATAATGAAACAAAGGCCTAACATATCAGTTCAACAAAAATCTAATACAAAATTAGAATATTTAAAATATTTGGCAACTGAAAATATTCAACCAAATGTTAGTGTACCTGTATTTGTAGCACCAAAAGGAAAAACAAAATCTAAACCAAATATTAAAGTTCAAAGTAGAAATTTAGATGCAATAAATAAACATAGAATTGATATGATGAATTATGTAAATAGAGAATTTGGAATTACTGCAGATTTATTAATAGAATATTCAACGTATTATGTATTAACTATAACATCGTATAAAATATTATTTAACAATGAAACACCAACTGCAAAAGATTTTGATATTTATTGTGATGGGTTATTGGTAGATAAAAATACATATGATGCAATAGTTGGTGAAAACATTGTAATTACTATACAAAAAAGTGAAGCGGTAGATGATAATTTTGATGAAACAAACTTTGAAATAGTAAGTAAATTTGATTGGATTAATGTAACCAATGAAGAGGATTTTGATTTAACAACAGAAAATGGAGAGGATATAATAATATAAAATGGCAAAAGTAAAAATTTCAGAATTACCTTCACTAAGTCCAGCAACATTAGACACAACCTATGTAGTTGGTATATCGGGTAGTACAACATATAAAATTTCAATCAATCAATTAACATCTTCGTTAGATACTACATTTGCAACAGATTTAGTAACGGCGGCATTGAGTAGTTCGTTGAATAGTAAATTATCTACATCATCATATTCAACCGATAGTGCAAGTTTTAATAGCAGAATTATTAGTGGCAGTGTAGTAGCAGGAACAATAAGTAGTTCAGCACAAATAACTGCATTTGGATTTCTTTCAACATCAACTGATTTAAGTTCATTAAATACAATTAGTGCATCTTACTTATCATTCACACAATCTTATTATAGTGCAAGTTCTTCATTTGATAGTAGAGTAGATAGTTTAGAAAATGCAACATCATCTTACTTAACATCATTAAATGGTGCAATTAGTGGAGCAGGACAAATATTAGATTTAGGATTTGTAACTGGAGCATATACTACACTAAATTCATTTAATAATTTAACACAATCTTTCAATTCAATATCACAATCATTTACAACAATAAGTGGTAGTTTTGGTGATATTGATTTTAGTGGAATTAATGCAGTTACCGAATCTTATTTATTATTTACACAATCGTATTATAGTGCAAGTGCCTCATTCGATGATAGAATTACAGATTTACAAAATGCAACTTCATCTTATTTAACTTCATTAAACGGAGCAATAAGTTCATCTACACAAGTATTAAATGGTAGTGGAATATTCAGTAGTTCAGCACAATTACCAAATGGATTAATAAGTTCTTCAACACAACTCCCATCTAATTTAATAAGTGGCAGTTCTCAAATAAGCACATTAGGATTTATAACTGGTTCATATATTAGTAGTTCAACATATACAACTGATAGTTCATCTTTCAATAGCAGAATCATAAGTGGTAGTGCAGTAGCAGGAACAATAAGTGGAAGTGCACAAATTAGTGCATTTGGATTTGTTAGTGGAAGTTATGAAACAACGGGTAGAGGTATTATATCTTCATCCGCTAATTTAGTAACTACATCATCATATAACGCAGATAGTGCATCTTTTAATACGAGAATAAATTCAATAACACTATCAAGTGGTAGTAATCTAACTTATTTATTGGAAGCATATGCTAATGTAACTTACACTTTACCAGG